CTTGCCGATCTTGAACGCGGCCACCACGTTTTTCAGTGCGATCAGCCCGGCGCCCAAGGCGGTCAGACCCAGCACCAACGGCGGCGCCTTCTCCGTGAGGCCGGTCAGCGACTTGGCCACAACGGTGATGCCCTGGGCTACCGAGTCCGTCACCGGCCGCAGGGCATCACCCACGGCGCGCATGCTGTCGTTCAGAGCCTGCGCGGTTTCGGCCCACATCTGCGACGACGACTCGCGCCGCTCGGCCAGGTTCTTGTCGAGGATGCCGGTGGCGTTCTTCGATTCGGCTTTCAGCTGCTCATACAGCGCCTTGTTCTGCGAGTACGCGGTCAAGGCCGCCTTGACCTGCATGTCAGCGAACAGATCGCCAGTCCGCAACGACTGCTCCAGTGCCTCGAGCATGGCCTTGGCCTTGACCGGATCCGTCTCCTTGCTGATCTGGGCCTGGGCCTTCTCCAGCTTCGCGGCCTTGGCCGGGTCGGTCGCCTTGATGTACTTCATGGCCAGGGCGAAACTCGACTCCAGGGTCGACATGCCCCCCTGAATGCCGGTGTTGAGAGAAGCGTGGTAATCAATACCGGCGTCCTTATACGCCTTGACCACTTCCCCGGAACCAATCTTTTCCATCCAGTTTTTCAGGTTGTTGGCCGCCTCATCAGTGCCCCCGGCGGTCTTCATCTGCACCTGCAACATTGATCCCAGCTGACTCACCGCGTCCATGCCGTAAATCTTCATGTTGCCCATGCTGGCCAACAACTGGGGAAACCAGCGCGCCATGTCGGCCGCCTCAAAGCTGCCTGCCTGGCCCTGCAGGGCAATGGCCTCCAGGGCTTTCTCCATGATTTTGGGGTCAGTGATATTGGCGTTCTGCTGCAGCGCCTGGATCATGTTCGCGGTATCGACCCCGGTTGCGCCCTGCCCCACAGCGAACTTGGCCGCCACTGGCGCATAGGCCAGCGCCTTGTCCAGCTCCATGCCGGCACCGACCAACTGGTTCACCAGGTCAGCCACGTCATTGCGGCCCATCCCCGTGTCTTGCGAGGTCTGAATGATGGTGCGGGTCATCTGAGCTTCTTGCGGCTTGTTGGCCACGTCCGCCTTGATCGCGATGTCACGGATGATCGCCTGATAGTCAGCGCTGATCTTGGTCGGGATCGCGACCGCACCGACGCCGGCCACTGCCTGGCCGATCCCTGACTTGAGGCTGTCCTTGCCCTGCCGAATTTGCTCATGCCCTTTGAGCTGCAGATCTGCACCTTTGGCGACTCGCCCGAGTGCCTGGTATTCCTGGCGCAGTTTGTGGACCTGCACCCCCTGTTTGCGCAGGCAATCCAGATTCCCCTCGAGCTTACGCAGCAGACCGGACGCCGAGGCGGAACCAGTCTCGTAGGCCTTCTTCCATTCATCACGCAAGCGCATGGTTTCGCCGATGGTGTTTTTCAGCACCTTGGCCCGGTTGCCTGTTTCTTCCAGCTTCTTGATCCGGTTTTCAACCGTCTTGAAAGCAGCGCCTACCGTCGAACTGACGGCGCCGCCGATCACCAACCCTAATGCCAGTTTGCTCGCCATCTGTCGCCCCTATGCCCGATGTGACGGGCTCAGTCCGTGAGCCACCAGACCATGTCGCAAAAGCGCATGGTCATGATTTCCTCGGCGGAAAAGTGCAGCTCGCTCGCAAGCCGCTTTGCCGCCATCTTCATCACCGCCGGGTCAAAGTTCGTCGTCTTGCACCAGTCGAAAATAACCGGCCTGCAGGCGCTGGTAATCCTTGAGGGTCATGCCCTCCAGATCCTTGGAACCGACCTCGGCCAGGCTTGCAAACAGCAGCAGCTCACGCTGCTCGTCATCGCCGCCGGCGGCGGTATTAGCGGCGCGCACATCGCGCACGGTCGGGGCGCGCAAGGTGACCTTGTCGCAGGTGACGCTGTTCATTTGCACCGGTTTGGTGAGGCTCACCACGACGCTCTCGGCGCTGAGGACCATCCAGGCCGGGGTCTTTTTGACTTGAGACATGAGGGAATTTCCTTAGAGGCCCAGGGCCGAACGTTGGGCAGCGAGCTGGTCGACGCCGTTGATGACACGCTTCATGCCCAGAGCATCGATTTCGTAGATCAGGCGACCGTCGACCTCGAGCTTGTAGTAGGTCAGCGCCACGTTGTGCTTGATCTCGGCCTTGTCGCCGGCCTTCCAGTCGCCCATGTCGACCTCTTTGAGCAGGCCGCGCAGGGTCACAATCACCGGGGTGACTTTGCCCTTGAGGCCTTTGAAGGCACCGCGGAACACGCCGTTGAACGAGGTACCGTCAGCCAGACCGAAGAACTTCAGCGACTCGCGGCGCACGCCGGTGGTGGTAAACCCGGCCTCTTGTTTTTCCATGCCCATGTCCAGCTCCACCGGGACGTCCATGCCGCCGGCGCGGTGTTCCTCGGTCTTGAGCGTGAGCTTGGGCAGGGTCAGGCTGGGCACGTCGCCCTGGAAGCTGACGCCATCGGCGAACAGGTTCATGTTCGCCAGGGTTTCGGGAATCATTGCCATTGCTGCGGCTCCTTAAGCGGCTTGGTCGAGGACTTCGGTCAACCACTGGTTGGTGACCTCGACCCGGAAATTGGGGTTTTCGGCCGGCGGCACATCGGTAAAACGGATGTTCCAGTACACCTTGCCCTGCTCCAGCTGGCTGGCCGTGTTGAGCTCGGTGTCGGCATACACCTCGAAATTGATGATCGCGCCCTGGTTCTTCAGGTCGCGCATGAACGCCTGCAGGCCCTCGGTCACGTCCTTGACATAGGTCGCCGTGATCGAGCGGTCGACCGCCCACTTGTGGCCGAAGAGGATCGCGTCCATGACGATGTCCATGGTTCGCACCCGGGTGACAAACGCCCACTTCGGATCACTCGCCAACGTGCGGTTGCCCCACAGGCGAAAGCCCGAGTCACGAATGATCGTGGTGATATTGGCGTTGTTGAGCAGGTTGGCCCGGCAGGTTTCGTCACCATCCAGAAACTCAATGGCGCGCGTGGTACCGGTGACGCCGACGAACTCCTTGTTCGAAGGCGAGGCCCAGAACCCGTACTCGTTGTCGGTCCAGGCAAACAGGCCGGCGACCCAGGCCGAGGCCGATGTGTCGAGGGTCGCGCTGGCCACGGTGTCCCAGTACTGAATCCCCGGGTCGACCATAAAGGCGCGCTTGGCGCCGAAGTTTTTGGCGTACTCCATCACCGCCTCGTCGGTGGTGTTGGGGCCGTCGAGGATGGCCAGGCCACGCAGCTTGTCCGCCAGGGCGACCAGGGCCATACCGACCGGCAGGGTCGAGCTGTGCTTGGGCGTCACCAGCAAGCGCGGCTGGGCGTTGAAGCGACTCTTGCCATCGAGCAGCGCCTGCAGGCCGGTACGCTTACCGCTGGCCAGCACGCCGCCGATGATGGCCGAGGTCTGCTGCGCCGCATCCGCCACCTTGGCCACGCCGCACGCCACGATCACCGCCTTGGCGCGCAGGTAAATGGCTTGGCAGGCCTTGGTGATGGCCGCGTCCGGACCCCAGGCCGCAATGGCTTCGCGCTCGTTGGTGATCAGCACCAGGTCGTTGGCCTTGGCCGTGAAGGCCGGGGCCTCGGTGAAGGTATCCACCAGGCCGATGATCGAGGACGTCGGCAACGCAATGATGCGCGCGCCGGTGTCCACATTCGTGACAGTAACGCCGTGAAAGAAACCGCTCATGGATAAGCTCCAGAAATGACAAAGCCCCGCATAAGCGAGGCTGAAGGGGTGTGCGTGTTACGGGTAGCAGGAAAGAAAAACGCCCCGACGATGCGGGGCGTTTATTGGGTTTGTTCGGCGATCCAGGGTGGTGCTGCAGGGCGCTGCTCAAGCACAGGGAAGTCTGGCGATTGCGGCCAGTCGCGCAGAGCCTGCATGTACAGCAGCAGCTCTTTGAACTGCTCAGCCGGAAGCGTGGTTTCGACCTCGATCTCCAGTTGGTCGCGGTGGCGGTCGCGCATACCCGTTGCCGTCATCAGTTCGCTGTCGCGCCATTCGCGCTCCTGGGCTTGCAGATCCGGAAGCTGTACAGGCGCGTCGATCAGATACGGCAAACCCCTATCGTCGTGAGCACGGGCCTTTCCAGACGCTGGATTACCTATGACCGACAAGTACAGGTCTTCGGATATCTCAACTGCATCCGCCGGCATTGAGCCGTGCAGGCCAGCTATGTATGTAGAGCCAGTAGACTTGCTGTAATAGCGCATACCCAAAACCTCCCCTCAGTACCCAATCGAAAACCAATAAACATCAAAATTTGTTGGTGAGTTAGTAGAAGAGCCACCGCCACGCCTATTGAATGTTGACTGTGTTCTAGACGTATCCCCAACAGTTTGCGATGTATCCCAGCCAGTCGGAGAAGCTACGATCGGCACTGCGTGATCGAAAAATTTGGAAGTTGTGAATGCGATAGGGAACAACACAGTAACTGGGCCGGCTGTTGCGTTTGTACCCCTGCCCCACTGAACAATCAGACCACCCAGCCACGAAGGAAAGGCGATGTAGCCATTGCTCGCCAGACCGATGGAAAAACCCCAACGAAGTTTCTTAGGTGTGACGATCAACGCGTCATCTGTGCCCGCAAGCATCTGCGCCTGAGTCGCAATTTTCGCCGTTCCTTGATTGGCCTCGGTGGCCTGAGCGGCCAATGGAGCAAGAGCTGCGACGTCGATATTCCCCTGATTGATGGGAGCGTTCCAAGCCTTGATGCACCACATCACCGCCAGGTTGCGCGGACGGGTTTCGTTCGCTGTGCGAGGTACACCGTTAACCCCGTCTGTTACTGGCCCGCCTGTCGCCGGAGAGAGAATGGTGCCGCTACCCGCAACTTGCGCCCAACCGCCGGAGCCGATGGTTAAAAAGCCTGTCATACCCGCTGGAGGGCTTTGGAGGTGGCCCTGGAACGCGTCCACCTGATTTGTACTCAACGCTCGCCCAGCATCAACACCGCGCCCATGGTCCCAGCCGCGCAGGAACTCACCCCTAGAGTCCGGCAATCGGAAGTTGCCCGCGCCCTCATCGCCCTTGTTGAACGTGGTGCCGAGGTAAGTAGCGAGATCAGGGTAGGCAGCAATAATCTTCACACTGCCATCAATCTCAAGGAACCCAGGCGGCACACTGGCCTTGGGAAATGCCACCATAGAGCCGACAGGCAGCGACGACGCCTGCGCTACGATGGATTCGATCTCAGGCTTGGTATAGGTGTCGGTGATGCCATGACCGGCCAGGGTGCTCGGGTTGGTGCCGGCGATCACCCGGCCGTACTTGTCGACGGTGACATTGGCATATGAGCCTGCGCTGATGCCGGTACGGCCTACGGCCATCTCAAAAGCCAGCGGCGTAGTGCCCAGGGTGATTGGCCCATCCGTGACCAACTGCCAGACGCTGTCGCCGTTGACCGTGCCCTTCTCGATGCTGACAAATAGGCCCGGGGTCACTTCCGGACTGCTGTCGGCATCCTGCGCCCGCCTCCAGACACCCGTGGCTGACACCACGTACAAGCCGTTGTCCTTGGCCTGGGTCTGGTTCTTCACCAGCACCCGGGCATCGGCCGGCAGCAGCACATCGTCGATGGTCAGGATCCCGCTCAACGCGATGTTGGCCGTGGTCGCCACCAGTGCCGAGTGTTTGAAATCCATCTTGGCCAGGGCTTCGATCACTGCATTGTCGACGTACTCGCGGGTCGCCAGGACCACGG